GTCCGATTATCAGGTTATCACACTGGGCTTTAATGCCGTAATTCGTCACATTGCCTATGATGGCCTTACACAGACTGGCCACCCGGTCAAGGAGTTCATCGTGAATCTCCTTGTGTTTGGCTGCTTTGATATCTGCCAGCACCATCATTTGTTTCAGGGCTTTCCCGGACACATTGGTCAGCCCCTTCATATTGTCAAAGTCAATATTGGGTGTGAAGGATTTAGAGAGAATATGTTTTTCAAGCCAATCGATCTCTTGTTTCTTTGACTCAGGGGCAGAATCCCAGGTAAGATATTCAACCTGTCCTTTTTCCTTCAGGATGTAAACCTTTGACTCGCTTTCCTTCTCCGGGAGGTTGTTCAGAATGTCAGCCGTAGCCACAACCGCAGGATCCGCGAAATAGTCATTAACATCAGCGGACCTGGACCCGATATACTCCTCTCTCTCGATCATGTGTTCCACCCCATCCCACTCTTTTACCTGATTGAACAGTAGCATTGGGATCTTGCCAATTGGGTTTTGTTCTTCGATGACCTCCCATCCCATGTTCGCCCTGGTACAGCGATAGATCACATTGGCAGTGTATATGTCAAAGTGATAATTAACCACACCGTTATCTTTGAGATAATAACCCCATCCCGCAGTTATAAGTTTCTCGTATTGATCCCATAGCGCCCTGATTTCATCACCTTTGCTCTTGGCCAGAACACGAATCTGCACATCCGGCTTATTTTCTGAATTACGGTACACCCTGAATAGCATGGCACTTTCAGTCTCAGCCCCCGCAAGGCGCTTGCATTGCCTAATCTTAGAGTCGAACCGCACACTTTTGATCAGGTCTTTAAACGCCTGAAAGGCATCATCCGTGCCCTCGCTTGATTGAGTCCATTTTACCGGTCTGCCATAGAGGAAGACAAGGGAGATTTCATTGATAAATACCTGATAAGGTATTGGAAGCCGCCAACGCTTCTGAGTACGGATATACTCACCTTTCTTTCCCTTAATGATCTTATCCGGGCGTTTCATGATCTCGTGCGCTGCAATGTTGTACTCCTTGATTGCCCCGTTAACCTTCGCGCTATTATCGTTCATATAGGACATCGCCCGGGAAATATCCTTATTTGCCAGGAGCTGATCAAAATCCTGATTTCGCCCAACCAGGGCGTTGAATCCGTTGTATAAAGTAGTTAGAAAGCTCATAGCATTGATTTTTATAAGTTTATAATCCTAATCCTAACATTTCCTTTGTAACATTTTGTGGAACATCCACATCATCATAATCGAAGAAAGCGCGCATCAACATCAGGTCCCGCCAATCCGGAGAATGCCCGATATCCTTTTTGATCTCTTCTTTTGGTTTTAATTTCAGCTTCCTGTCTGAATCAACGTCCCATGTTTGCAGCTGCTCCAACTCCAGGGTGATAACCTCCTTCTCCTCCTCGCTGATATCCGCCTCAAAGCCAACCTCGTTGTTATTGATCCTCTCCGCAAGCCTATACCCACACTGAGTTTGGAGATTAAAATAATTTTCTTCGTTAAATACCTTGCCCCCATTACCGAACCCCCGGATCTCACAATTATCCACTACTCCGCCACCAACACCATCCTCATCGGCGATGGACCGGTTCTTTGAAATCTTGTATTTTTGCCTCAGATGGTTAATGGCCTTCTGTATATCGGTAGTTTTGCTGATATCAAAGGAAATGGTCTCAATAATCACCCAGTCATCCCATGCAGCAATACGCGCCCGGTCTGATCCAAACCGGGCAACATCCGCTGTGAGGTACATCTTGCCTGATTTCTTTGCCAGATCATTGTTGAAGATTGAAAGGATCGTATCATAGGCACAAAGAGCATTGGGATTGTCATCGTATTCCCAATTACCCTTCAACAAGCGTTCTTTTTTGACCTTATCGGAAGTGGATTCAAGGGCTTTGATGTAGTCGCGTTCAATGAATGGATTCTCTTGTACCAAACATGGCAAATAGGTCATATACGACGGCAGGGTACTGTCTTTTGCAGGTTTAAAGAACGTGGTAAACATCCAGTTCTTTTTAGGGTTACAGGTGATGAATAGTTTACGTGTAATACCATAGAAGTCATTCATGTGCCTGCCAATACGGGTCTTTAGCGTGTCGTAAGCCCCAAAATTGACCTCCCCTCCCTCTTCAATCCATCCACCGGTGTATTCAGTAGACCCGTAACGTTCATACAACGGATCCGATGGCAGATAACGAAGATCCAGCATGTCAATCCGGGATCCGTTGGCAAATTCGATACAGTGATCCTGCCCGTTGTACTTGAAATCAACATCGCGTTGAATTCCATATTTTGAACATACCTTGAAAAAGGTGATCAGGGTTGATTCCCTTAGGCGTTTCAAAGATTCGCGCCCGATAAACCATTTGGTACCCGGATAAGCAAGGCACATCATCGCTAACCAGGAACATCCGGTCCAGGACTTTGCCCCTCCAGCAGCGCCGCCATACAGAAATTCAACAATATCCGTGTTAGTGAGTATCTGAAGTGCTATCTCCTGCTTGAGATGTTTTTTCCCCTCCCTTTCAACGATGAAATCAAAATTCCCCCGTTTGAATAGCTCAATACGGGCAGCAAGCAAAGGGGTTATATGGCTAATCTGCTGTTGCATTGGCTTTTTCAAGTAGTGAGTGATAAACAAGCAATTCAGCATCAGTAAGTTTTGACAGGTCCATTGCGGGGATCAGGTCTTTTCCCCCTTTACCGGTTAGTTCCGTCTTAGCGGGGGCTTTTATACCAAAAATATCAGCCAATTCCTTGAGGCTGTCTATTTTGCTGTAAAATTTCACCTTTACCGACTCCCCGAACATTCCCATTTTAGTAGAGACCTCCTGAATGCAGGATTTTTCGTCATCTGTAAGCAGATCATATTCTGTCAACGTCATCCAGGTATCGCGAAGTTTACCAGAATTCAGGAAAGCGATCTTTTCATGCTCTTTTATGATTCTAAGTGCAGAAATACCGGCCGTTTCGGCCAAATTATCCTGCATCTCCTTGATTTTTTTTCGAATGTCTGGTTTAGTCAGGTTCTCACTTCCAATTGATTTTGCTGATTTTTCGCTGTAACCAGCACGGATAGCCGCCTTAGTTGCATTAAAATCAATACAATACTCATAGCAGAACCTTTCCTCTTTCGCGGTTAGTTCTCTGCTAATCTCAGGGGCCTTATCTTGTGATTCTTCCGGCATTTTGGAACTTTATTCACACAAAAATAATATAACTGTGCTCATTAAGAACATTTTTCAAATAAAAAAATTTCTAAGCTGCTTTTTTGTACTTATTTATGATCGCTTTGACTGCATTTAGTAAAGCATCCTGCCCTTCTGCTTTTCCTTCAAGGGCTAAAAATACTTTCTGGTCGATCGTGCTAACTGTGATCAGGTGGTATATTATAACCGGTTTTATTTGTCCCTGCCGGTCAAGTCGGGCATTAGCTTGCTGATACAATTCAAGGCTCCAGTTAAGTCCAAACCAAACAACAATGTTACCTCCTGCCTGAAGATTCAAGCCATGCCCTGCACTGGCGGGATGGGCTAACATCACCTGAATCTTACCGGTATTCCAGTCTGCAATATCTGATTTACCCTCGAGAACCCGTGGTTTGTACCCTTTAAGTCTCTTTTGGATGCGCTCCAGATCATGCTTGAAAGAATAGAAAATTAAAACCGACCGACCATTCGCAGCTTCAACAACTTCCTCCAAGGCTTCCAATTTCTCGTCATGAACTACGTGATACTTCTTTTCTGCATCATAGACCGCCCCGTTAGCAAATTGCCTGAGTTTGGTGGACAAAGCTGCTGCGTTGACCGCAGAAATGTCAGTATCAGACTCAAGGATTGAAAGAACCTGCTGTTTTTCAAATTCATCATAACGGTCCTGGATGGCCTTAGGCAACTTCACTTCGATAGTATGATTAACCCTTTCCGGCAGTGATAAATAATCCTTTGCCGTCATGCTTATGCAGATATCCCCAATTTTATCGTAAATGGCCCGCTCACTTTCTTCTTTCAGGTTGTAGTTAAAAACCACCTGACCATTTCGTTTACCCGGCGTAAAATACCTCTCCCGATATCCGGAAATTGTTTTTCCAAGTCGTGCACCCTGATCAAGGAGATACATTTGGGGCCACAGATCAATTAATCCGTTTGGGGCTGGTGTTCCTGTAAGACCTACCACTCTTTTTACCTTTGGCCTAATCATTCTAAGGGATTTAAAACGAATAGCTTTAGCTGATTTGAAAGATGAAAGTTCGTCGATCACGATCATATCAAACGGGAATGCAGATTGATAATAACCAACAAGCCACGCAACGTTTTCACGATTAATCACATAAATATCAGCCTTTGCTTTCAAAGCCTCTTTGCGTTCTCGCTCGGATCCCAAAACAACAGAAAGACGAAGATGTTTAAGATGATCCCATTTGGCACTCTCAGTAGTCCATGTATCCTCAGCAACCCGTTTAGGAGCAATAACCAAAACCTTATTCACCTCAAAATAATCATTCATCAATCTGTCAACAGCTGTAAGGGTGGAAACTGTTTTTCCAAGGCCCATGCCAAGCAAAAGACCTGCTTCCGGGTTTTCAATTATATGCTCTGTGGCAAAATCCTGATACGGGTGGGGATTATATATCATTTCAGTAAATCATTTAAGAATTTGTCTAAACTTTCCTGTGAGTCGATCACCACTGCTTTGAAGCCGAAATCCGACAACATCTCAAGGGATTTTGTTTGCAGGGCCGTTGGCTTTTTACCTGTGGACTTTAACTCAACAAAGCTTGCCTGCCCTCCTTGCATCAGTACGATCCTATCGGGCATTCCTGTATGATAAATTGTCCCGAATTTTAGGGCTATACCTCCCAACTTTTTTACCCCTTCTCTTAACCTCTTCTCAAGTAATTTTTCATTCATGGTTTTTGAGTTTAGCAACGAAGTATACACGAAAACAGAATTATCTCTCGTACGCGTATATAGGCGCATTTTAGGCGGTATATACCTGCTTTTTCTCTCTAATTCTTATTTTATGATACATTACAATATTGGTGTATACTTTGTATACTTTTAGCGTTTTTCCTTTTGCTTATAGGGCTTTCAATGGTATACACAAACCTTAATTGGTGTATACCTCGTGTTTACTTCGTATACCCCTCTCATTTTTCTCGTGTATACCTTTTTGGGCTTCGTGTATACCTTTTTGGGCTTGGTGTATACCATTTTCCACCCTCCTGTATACCCTTTGACGCCCATAATTTTTAATAAAAACAGGTGCTTTACTCTCTTCCCACCCCTCGATCGACCGCATGATTGTATGAAGATCCTTGGTATTAAATTTGGTCATATCCGCCTTTTGCTTCCCAAACAGTTCACACCATATCTCAGCCACACATACCTTTTGGCG